ATGAGCACAATATACTATTATGGACAAGATGGGGAAATTGCTGATCAAAACCTAATAAGAATATTTGGACTGGGAATAAGAGAACTTCGCCATTCGGATAAGCTGGACGCTGACATATTCGATGTCGTTGGATTTGTATATAAAGACAACAAGATACTAGTTGTATTTCCTAAACATTATTATAGTAAGGCGGATATTGATAGATTTAATCAAAGCAGTATCAGTCTGAATTATGATATCAAATTGCTATACAACGTTATAAAAAAATATGGAGAGACAGAAAATACAAGTGCAGTAGCAAGATCTTATTTGGGTGCTAAAGATGGATATTCAGCAGATTATCCTTTCAAACCATTTTATGAAGTGTATGATTATTTTCAAAAATACGGTATATACAAGGAAAAAGAGATTCGTATTATTGAAGGTACATCTGGTAGAGTATCTTGGAAGGACACAATTAGAAAATCAAATAAGATTATAAGCGGTGGCAATTTGATTTTTTCTCCATTTTATACATATAAGAAGAATTACAATGATGTTTTCTTAACAGAATGTATGGCATTTATAATTGACTATACCATTGATTTTTTTAGTGATTTTCTAACAATGAAAAAAACAGGGGTTAGATACTATTTTGATTTTCCTAATAATATTGATTATGTTATACGACAATTAGATATGTATCAAAGCAGGATGTTTAAAGATACACAGAAACATCTTGTTAAGAGCATGATAGAGTTTTTCGAACAGTTCAAAGGAAAGTCTAAAGGAGGAAAAGTACACGTAAAAATAAGGTATTTCGATATGATTTGGCAGTGCATGATATCTAAATATCTAAATAGACATTTTGCAGGGATCGACCCTTGCAACTGTGCTGCTGTTTTTGATGAAGGACTATCAAACTCTGTGATTTCTTTTTCCCAAAAAAAATTTACGGACATCGATTTATCGCATAATAATTTTTATATTGATGTTGACCATATTGCGTATGAAGATGATGTGCTATACATATTTGATTCGAAATATTATTCAGCAATTAATGACCTAAATTATAAGCAACTGTCTTATAATGAGATACTTAGATATCATTATCCAGGTGTAGTTGAAATAAATAATATTTTAATTTTACCAGGAACAGATAGGGCTGATTTGCATTTTTCGTATGCTCCAAACTATGTAGGAACAAGAACTATTGGAACAAAAATCATTGAACAATTTATAACACCCAAAAAGGTTATGGAAGATTATTTATTTTCTAACCAATGAATATTTAAGGAGGTTGCAAAAGATGAAAAGGATATGCTTAGGAACGATAATAACCCTATTATATCAAAGTCGCACACGTAGTGCCGATACAATTAAATCTGTGTGTGGTAGCATCTTTGCAGCCTACGGTTTGGATATCAATAACTATAATAAGGAGTTACCAAGCCATTTGAAAAGCGGACATGATCCTGTACCAGGTGACTTGCTAATCAAGTCTAGAACGCTTGACATTGATGTGGTTGCGTCTGGAATTGAAAATAATCTTATTCCGTTGATACATCCAGAAAAACATAAATGTTTATTCCGTGCTATTAAAGATATTCTTCGTGAAGATACATACATTGCTGATAGTACTGTTGTTGGCACTATGCCCGGCTATGAGAAAGAGAACATATTGAAACACAATTCATTTTATGAATCTGTTACATTAGCCAACATCTTGACTTTTGCGATTACTCAAGTTGAGAACGATAAATTAAAAGCGAATATCCGTGAAATAGGAAAGACCTATGTGGATAGTTTTTCGACTTCAGCGGATAATATTTTCTTTTTATCTCCAACCGTTGAAAATGATCAGGTTTCTCCATTAAAGAGAACGTTGAAAGATCCGATGTTTGACAGAATATTTATTAAAGCTACGGATATTACAGTTTCAGCCCTTTCTAACCCAACCAAAGCATCTGTGTTTTATATAGATCCGACTAATTGTAAATTTAGGTTTAGTGGACTGAAAGGTTTTATAATTAATAATATAGGTAGCTATGTCTTTTCGAGAGCACAGATAAAACGTATTATGGATAGAACCAAGAATCCGGCTGCTGTGGGAGCACAAGCAATGTTGAAATTTATGACAACTTACGGTGCGAAAGCGGAAACAGTCCTGGGAGAAATACTCCTTTATACGTTTATGGAGCAAGAATTAGATGCACCAAAGATTATGAGCAAGGTTGAAATAGACGAGACAAATCGCAATTTGGTTAGTAAGAGCGATGGAGTTCATTTGTTATCGATTAATAAGTCTGGACAACCATTTCATCAGCTTGTGTTCGGTGCATCAGATATTGTTGGCGATTTGAGTTTAGCTATAGATCGTGCTTTTGAGAAAATAATCTCTATTGAAGCTAATCAAGATACAGAGTTGCAAATGGTTGATAATACAACACAATGGACTATTTATGATCCTGAAGCAACGAAGTACATGGTTGAATTAATGACTCCACAACGAAACGGTTCATATAAGCCGGACATGGCTTTTGGAGCATTTCTTGGATATACCATCAAATTAGACCAACCAGAATCGGATAGCCAGAAGTATCGTATCGCTGTAAAGGAACAATTGAAAAGAGACATAGCCAGAGTACAACCGTATATTATAAAGAAAATCCAAGATAATGGACTTAGTGGGTATAGCTTCTATTTTTACCTACTTCCTTTTAATGATGCGTCGAGCGAGAAAACAAATATTATACAGGAATTACTTGCGGGAGGTGGCATTTAATGAATTTGATACCGAGAAATGCTACACTTGCTGAAGCATTATATAGAGATATTGATAAAAATGAGTACTTACAAGAAATATACGGCGATCTCCTTTATAATTATTCTATAAAATTATTTCATACCGATAGAAGACCGAGAGAAATTCCAATTAATGATGCTTTGCGCTTTGCAGATCTTCTGTCGAAATCCTCATATTCTATTACAGCGGATAGAGACCATTTGTGGGGTCAAGAAATTGCGATATTACTTCGTTTGCTTTATCCAGATGATGAAGCCGTGAAGTATTATTTAGGTTCTGTACTTTCTTCGGTTGGGAATTATCGTGGATTGATGTCAAAAACCATAGAAGGGTTTCATAGTGAAGATTTCTTTGACAGTGTCTACTATGAGTATGATAAAGAGGAACACCGAATTCCGGGTAAAGAAGAGGAGTATTTTTTTAATGACCAAATGATGGTATATAAAGGTCTGAAAGAAAAATTCTTTAGTTACTCAGGACCTACATCTATGGGAAAATCGTTTGTTGTTCAGACTTATATTCAGCAGCAAATTGAAAATGGGGCAACTGATAATTTCGCAATTCTTGTTCCTACAAAAGCTCTTATTAATGAAGTAAAGAGTAATATGATAGGGGTTCTACAAGGTAAGCTTAAAGAATTGAATTACCGTGTTGTAACTGCATCTGGTGACTTGGTATTACAACAGGAACATCATTTTATTTTCATTATGACTCCAGAACGCTTGCTCTACATGATGATTGAGCGAGAGAATATAGGTATAGATTTCTTATTTATTGATGAAGCACATAAAATTTCAGCACGTGGTGGAAGGAGCTCTTATTACTATAAAGTTCTTACTCAGCTTGGGAAAATGCAACAATTACCAACGATAATATTTGCTTCTCCTAACATTCCAAATCCCGAAGTTTATATGAGAGTGATTCCAGGAATAGAAAAGACGCAGATGAAAAAATTGATATCTAGGTTTGCTCCAGTTTGTCAGTTCAAATACTTTTTGAATGTGCCGGAGAGAAGTGGATATTATTATAATGATTATAGTAAAAAGTTAGAGAGATGCTATACGCTACCAGAGGGACAAGAACTGTGTGACCTTGTAGCAACGGTTGGACAGAATAAACAGAATGTTGTTTATTGTAGTTCTCGTAGGAGTGTTCTTGAACAAGCGGTAAAGTATGCAAAAAACATAACTCCTAAAAATGATGAGGGACTGATTTCGCTTGCTGCAGAGATTCGAAAAGAAGTACATGATGATTGCTACCTTGCAGATTTAATAGTAAGAGGTGTTGCATATCATGTGGGATACTTACCTGCGAATATAAGACTGCGTATAGAAAAAAGTTTTGAAAAGGGTGATTTAAGAACTATTTTCTGCACAAGCACATTAGTAGAGGGTGTAAATCTTCCTGCAGATAATCTTTTTATTACAAGCTATCGAAATGGTCCTAGTAATATGGATGAAGTGGATTTTAGGAATCTAGTTGGTCGTGTGGGTAGGATTAAATATAATCTGTATGGAAACGTTGTTCTTGTAAGATTAGATGATAAACTAAAAGCTGAACGTTATACAGAACTACTTCAAAAGGATGTGCCACCACAAGAATTATCTCTAGACATAAAAAATAATACTGATTGTATGGGTGCTCTTGTAAAGGATCTTGCTGATGGTGATATTGAAATGAGTACCTGTCATGAAAAAGCAACAGAGAAAGATTTTGAGGCACTTCGAAAATTTGGACTTATATTAATCAGAGACCTGGCGAATGGTGACAGTACCCCGGTCTCACAGAAATTTGAAGAGTTTCTTACAGAAAAACAGAAACAACGTATTATTGAAAACTTCCCAGCAGAAAACACAAGTGATGATATTACGATTTCCCATGATCAGGCAAATAATTTACATGATGCTATACTTCAAGGTCTTCATTATCCAGAATTAAAAGGCGAAGATGATGAAGTAGACTTTGAGGAGTTAGTTGAGTTTATGATGAAACTCCGTAGACTATTTAAATGGGACATCTATGAGAAAGAAACACTTGGTAGACCTGGAAGTTATAAACTTGATTCGGTAATCAGATGGTATTCTACGATTTTACTTCGCTGGATTCGTGGAAATGGCTTACAAGTATTGGTTAAAAGTGCTGTAAGTTATAAGGAAAAGAATCCTGCTACAGGTGTATGGTCTGGTAACTATAAGGTTGCAGATGTATATAATCCAAAGTCAAAATATCAGAAAAATTTAGTAATAGCGGAGTCGTTAAGCGTAATTGAAAATGTTTTGCTTTTCAGTATTTCTAATTATTTCAGAAAGTTTTCACTTGAGTACAAAGCAATACATAATGTGGAGCATTTTGAAAATGACTGGTATGAATTCGTAGAATACGGTACTACAAATCCTGATACTATCTTTCTACAACAAAGTGGTTTTTCGAGAGAAGCCTCTTTGTATATACAACAACCTTCGAACTATGCAAAATATGTTGTTGAAGTTGATGATAAAAAGAAAATTAAATTAAGCATTTTAAAATGTGGAAATATTGGTGTAGAAACTGAAGCAGCAGACATTCAGTATAATATGCCAGAATTATTTATGGAATAAAACAGAGTGGTTTTTGGCCTCTTGCGTAAGCAAGAGGTTTTTTTATGCTTTTTTTACTTTCCCAATTCACTCCCAATCTCTTCCCAACCTTTCCCCAACTGGGCATATATAAACAAAAATCCAATTTCTTTATACTGAAAGAGGCTTAAATAAACGAGCCAAATTTACAGAGAGTGAGGTGATTGGCAATGGCTAAGAACTCAAAGCAAACATCCAAGGCAGTTGCTTCGAAAGCAAGCAAAGTTCTTCGTGATGGAAGATACAGCAAGACTTCAAAGTCTGTAGCTGGAAGTGCTTTAGCACAAACAATACCGGGCAAGCGTAAGTAAGACTGGCATTTCTGGTGGGCAGAGAAAGATTGGATAATCAACCTGTCCACCTCCCTTCGGGGAAAACATCAAATATTAAATATCACAAGGCCTGATTACGTATAAGGGCATTGGGATACAGATATCGACATCAACCGCAGGACAACCTGTGGAAGGTGTGATAGAGGTACCCTTATTTCCTTATGCCCTTTTTCAGGCTTTTTGGTCGGTACTTCTACAAGCACCGGCCTTTATTTGTTCCCTTTGCCCTTCTGCAAGAACCAGGCAGAAAGGCAGGAACATTATGAAAATTAAGATGCGTTACGAGGATGCATACCAAACCTTAGAGGTTGAAACAAAGGAGATTGAAAAGTGGTTAAACATCTCCATCACAGAAGAAGAGAGTCAAGAAGACTACGAAAAGAGAATTCAGGATGTAATCGAAGAGAGATTCAACAGACCTGATTACAACAGCTGGCACAAGCATGACCGTCATACTGGCAATGCTTATATGAAGAGCAAGGATGGAACAGTTGAGGTTAACACCGAAGAGGCAATCATGTTCAGAGCAGCTGATAAGTCTGCTTTCTACAGTTCTATCAACGGTGTACATAACCAAATCGAATATGAAGAATACTGCGAAATCTTGAGAAGTCTTCTTAAACCAGAAATTGCAGACATGGTGATTGCCATTGCTCTTGATGACATGAGTGTCGGTGAGTATGCAGAGTTAATCGGTGATGATTCAAACAACGTCAGCCATCGTTACAGACGTGCAATTAAAAAATTGAAAAAAGTTTTTTCAAAAACGTCCTTTTAACCCTTCTCCCAAGGCTACACGGTAGGAGGGTGATTCCTTGGCAGGAACGGCAGACCCCTTTGTCCTTACGGACATCTCCCCTATCAGGGGAGTCCCCTCCAAGAATTTATAAGGAGGTAATTCGTATGGAATTACAAATTTTTAATAGCACAGAGTTTGGCTCTGTAAGAACAGCAACTGTTAACGGTGAGATTATGTTTGTCGGTAAAGATGTGGCAGATATCCTCGGATACCAAAACGGTAGTCGAGATATCAACCGCCATGTTGATGAAGATGACAGACACAAGGCTATGATTTTCGATGGCAATCAGGATAAGGAAACAATCCTTATTAATGAGTCTGGTCTTTACAGTCTTATTCTTTCAAGCAAGATGCCTAATGCAAAGAAGTTCAAGCATTGGGTTACATCAGAAGTTCTTCCAGCTATTCGTAAGCACGGTATGTATGCGATTGATGAGATTCTTAGTAATCCTGATCTTGCAATTGCAGCACTTACTCAGCTTAAGGAAGAGCGTGAGAGAAGACAGCAGCTTGAAACATTAGCACTTGTTCAAAGACAGCAGATTGCAGAACTTCAGCCAAAGGCAAGTTACTACGATCTCATTCTTCAGAACACAAACACAGTTCCTATCACACAGATTGCAAAGGACTATGGCATGAGTGGTCGCAAGTTTAATGAGTTACTTCATGAACTTGGAGTTCAGTACAAGTTCAGAAAGACCTGGCTTTTATATCAGCATTATGCCGAGTGTGGATACACACAGTCCCGTACCTACGCAATTGATGAAAGCAGAAGTGTGATGCATACCTACTGGACTCAGAAGGGCAGACTTTTCCTTTATGACCTTTTGAAGAACGAAGGCATCTATCCACTTATCGAACAGGAGGATTAAGAGATATGGGTATTGATAAGTTTAATCATGAAGGTTATTCAGACCCGACAACATATGAGGCTCTTACCAATATCCACCGTGAGGAGATGGCAGCTGATAAGAAGGCTGCCTATCTTCCTTTGGTGTATGTATGCAGTCCTTATGCGGGTGATGTTGAAAACAACGTAAAGAACGCAAAGAAGTATAGCAGGTTTGCCGTGGAGCAAAGTGCAATCCCGGTAACCCCACATCTTTTATATCCACAGTTCATGGATGACAACAACGAAAACGAACGTGAGATGGCTATGCACTTTAATTATGTACTTCTTGGCAAATGTACCGAAGTGTGGGTATTCGGTGGTGTTGTGAGCCGTGGTATGGCTCGTGAAATCAATGTGGCCAAGAAAAGAAGAATGAAGATCAGATGGTTTACCTGGGATATGAAGGAGGTCAAAGAATATGATTAATATCACTTTATATACAGCAGACTGCACGGGCAACAGCGGTAACTGTCTGTATCCGAACAAAGCTGTTGTTACTAATAAAGAAGAGTTTATCGCAGCAACAAAAACAGATCATGTCACTGCCAAGTACAAAGGAAATTATCGCAGTAAGGATAACTTTGAATATTCAGACTGTATCCCACTTGATTGTGACAATGACCATTCAGAGAATCCTGACGAGTGGATTACACCATTTGACCTTGCAATGTTGATTCCGGGTGTGTCATTTGCTGCATCCTATAGCAGACACCACATGATGGTCAAAGGTGATAAATCGGAAAGACCAAGATTTCATGTGTTCTTTCCTATAGAAGTTGTCAGTGATGAAGAAGAGTACACAAATCTTAAAAGAAGGATTGCAGCTGCATTTCCTTATTTTGATGGTAATGCTTTAGACAGTGCAAGATTCCTTTATGGTACGGACTGTGAAGATGTTGAAATCTATGAAGGTGATAAAACCATTATCGAATATTTGGAAGAGGATGATTTCGCAGAGTTCGATGCAGGACTTGACCAGGTGCCGGAAGGTCAGCGAAACAGTACCATGAGCCATATTGCTGGCAAGATCATCAAGAGATATGGAAATACAGAAGATGCTTATAACATTTTTCTTAAGAAAGCAGAACTTTGCAATCCACCTTTGCCAGAGAGCGAACTTAAGGTGATATGGCATAGTGCTACAAAGTTCGGTACAAAGGTTTCTAACCAGGACGGTTACATTCCACCCGAACAGTACAACTCCGATTGTAAGTTAAAACCTATGGACTTTTCAGATGTGGGACAGGCTACCGTTCTTGCAAATGAATACGCAGGTATTCTTCGCTATTCCCCTTCAACTGATTACATGGTCTATAACGGGAGTTTCTGGGAAGAGTCAAAACCTAAGTCGCAGGGAGTATCACAGGATTTGACTGAAAGACAGTTGATGGAAGCCGAAACCGAAATGAAGAAGGCTATGGATGAACTTGTAAAGAATGGTGGTATGGAAATTCTTGTATCTGTGGGTCCGAAGAAGGCAGTTCAGATGTTTAATAAGCAGCAGGCTCATGCCTATGAAATGTATGAAGATGCTGTTGCCTATAAGAAGTATGCCGTTAAGAGAAGAGATACCAAGAATATTGCAGCAACCTTAAAAGAGGCTCGTCCTATGCTCGAAGTAGAACAGAGAAATCTTGATGCAGATGAGTTCATGTTAAATACACCGACTCTTACCTATGACTTAAGACAGGGCATCAAGTTTCCAATGGAACACAGACCAGAGCATTTCATTACAAAGCAGACAACCGTTGACCCATCAAGTGATGGAGCAGATATCTGGGAGACAGCACTTGATACATTTTTCTTAAAGGATGCAGACCTTATTGATTATGTACAGAGAATGGTCGGTCTTTCTGCTATCGGAAAGGTTTATGTTGAGGCTCTTATCATTGCCTATGGAGAAGGAAGAAACGGTAAGTCGACCTTCTGGAATGTTATCGCAAGAGTGCTTGGTACATACAGTGGCAACATCTCTGCAGATATGCTTACAGTTGGATGCCGTAGAAATGTAAAGCCGGAACTTGCAGAGGCTAAAGGTAAGAGAATGCTTATCGCAGCCGAACTTGAAGAAGGCATGAGACTTAACACAGCCAATGTAAAGCAGCTCTGTTCAACAGATGAAATCTACGCAGAAAAGAAATATAAAGATCCGTTCTCATATACTCCAACGCATACACTTGTGCTTTATACCAACCACCTGCCAAAGGTCGGTGCTATCGACAAGGGTACCTGGAGAAGACTTATCGTTATTCCATTTGATGCAAAGATTGAAGGGACAGCTGATATTAAGAACTATGCTGACTATCTGTTTGAAAAGGCAGGTGGAGCAATCCTTTCCTGGGTTATCGAAGGTGCAAGAAAAGTAATCGCAGATAATTACAAGATTGACCCTCCACAGAAGGTGCGTGATGCGATTGAACATTATAAGGAAAGTAATGACTGGCTTTCCTACTTCTTGAGTGAACGCTGCGAACTCGACAGTAGCTATGTGGCAAAGTCTGGTGAGGTATACAACGAATATCGAATTTTCTGTACCCAGGTGGGTGAGTTTACTCGCAGCACAACAGATTTCTATACTGCCCTTGAAAGTATCGGATTTGAAAGATTCCGTGACAAGAAAGGCAGATATGTCAAAGGCTTAAGACTTAAATCAGACTTTATGGAAGAAGACTAAGACGGTCATGGTGTCACTAGATGACTGCTATTTACTATCCTTTTCTATAGAGATAAAAATTTAAGTCTATATATAAAGTATAGGAAATGACAGTCTTAAGGTGACACCACCGTTAATTTTGCATTGATGGAGGTGGCACGAATGCGTGAAAAAGAAGTCGAGCAGAAACTTGTAAAGGCTGTAAAGCTTGCAGGTGGGTTCTGCATCAAATTTACATCTCCCGGATTTGACGGAGTGCCGGACAGACTGGTTTTACTTCCAAAAGGGAGAATGGCATTTATAGAGTTAAAGGCTCCTGGCAAGAAACCAAGAGCCTTACAGAAAAGAAGAATGAAACAGTTATCTGCACTTGGATTTGCCTGCTATGTGGTAGATAACGTTGATGAGATTGGGGGTGTAATCGATGAAATACAATCCCCATGATTATCAGACCTTTGCAACAAACTTTGTACTGGAACATCCTGTGGCAGCAGTCCTGTTAGAAATGGGACTTGGAAAAAGTGTTATTACTCTGACTGCAATCTTTGAACTTCTCTATAACAGATTTGAAGTAGGAAAGGTTCTGGTCATAGCACCACTTCGTGTGGCAAGAGATACATGGCCTGCGGAGATTGAAAAGTGGGATCACTTAAGAGGTCTTACCTATTCGGTTGTTATCGGTACAGAGCAGGAACGAAAAGAGGCACTAAGAAAAAATGCTGGTATCTATCTTATCAATCGTGAAAATGTGGACTGGCTTATCAACAAGAGTGGCTTTCCATTTGATTTTGATATGGTTGTCATTGATGAATTATCGTCATTCAAGTCGGCATCAGCTAAAAGATTCAAAAGCCTTCTGAAAGTAAGACCAAAGGTAAAAAGAATCGTAGGTCTTACAGGAACACCTAGCAGTAACGGTCTTATGGATCTATGGGCAGAGTTCAGACTCCTTGATATGGGAGAAAGACTCGGTAGGTACATCACGCACTATAGAATGAATTTCTTTGTGCCGGATAAACGAAATCAGCAGATGGTATTTTCATATAAACCAAGACCTGGTGCTGAAGATGCAATCTACAGACTGATATCGGACATTACGATTTCTATGAAGTCGGCAGATTTCCTTAAAATGCCTGAATGCATTATGAACGAAGTGGAAGTAAAGCTTTCAGAAAAGGAATGGTCAGTGTATGACGAATTAAGGCAGGAGATGGTTGTGTCTTTGGAAGATGAAGAAATCGATGCTGCCAATGCAGCTGCTCTTTCAGGAAAACTTCTGCAGATGGCCAATGGTGCAATCTATAACGAAGAAAAAGAGGTCTTTCATATTCATGACAGAAAGCTTGATGCACTTGAAGACCTTATTGAAGGAGCAAATGGCAAACCAGTGCTAGTGGCATATTGGTATAACCATGATTTGGAGCGAATCAAGGAAAGATTCAAGGTTCGTGAAATCAAAACTTCCAAGGATATCAGAGATTGGAATAATGGCGAAATTCCGATTGCTGTTATTCATCCTGCAAGTGCCGGACATGGTTTAAATCTTCAAAGTGGTGGTTCAACTCTCATATGGTTCGGACTTACCTGGTCATTGGAACTTTATCAGCAGACAAATGCAAGGTTATGGAGACAGGGTCAGAAAAGCATGGTTGTCATACACCATATAATCGCAAAAGACACCATTGATGAAGATGTAATGAAGGCATTAAGGCTTAAGGAAAAAACACAGACAGATTTGATTGATGCGGTTAAAGCAAGAATCGGAGGTGGTGCTTATGACGGCTAAAGACTACTTGAACAGACCGTTTATTCTTAATAACCGAATTAATGATAAGCTAATAAAACTGGAATGCTATAGGGAATTATCCTCTAGTGTTTCTTCTCCGAGTTTTGAAGAGAAGTTTTCAGGAACAAGAAATCTTGAACCACCGTTTGTGAGATATCTTGGGAAAATCAGCGAACTTGAAGAAGAGATAAAAGCAGACTATGAACAGCTTGAAGAAATGAAGAATGGGATTGATGCAGAAATTGATAAACTGGAAGATCCATACGAACAGCTTATCTTAAGATACAGATATCTCATGTTTATGACAATGCCACAGATAGCAGCCAAGGTTCACTACACATTAAGATGGACACAGCGTATTCATAACAGAGCATTGGAGAACTTTGAAAGGGTTCATGGCAGTTCACCCTAGTTCACCCCTAGTTCATCTATAAGTCGCACTTAGGGTGTGCTATACTTATAATAGCAAAATAGAATAAGTTCAAAGCCTTGTGGGGAAACCTGCAGGGCTTTTCTTATGTCCATAAGGAGGTGTAAAGGTGCCGAAACTACCAAAGAAACCGTGTGGTTACCCCGGCTGTCCTAACCTTACTGATGGAAGGTACTGCAAGGAACACGAGAAACAGGCGGCTCGTACCTATGAGAAGTATGGCAGAGATCCAGCTGTACGCCGTAGGTATGGAAGAGCATGGAAACGTATCCGTGACAAGTATGTATCACAGCATCCTTTCTGTGAACTGTGTTTTGAGAAAGGAATCCTTGTGCCTGTTGATGAGGTTCATCACAAGCTGCCACTGTCAGAAGGTGGAACACACGAGAGGTCTAACCTCATAGCTTTATGTAAGTCATGTCATGCAAAGATTCATGCCGAGCGTGGTGACTATCAGGGAAGTAAAAAACATCGTGTGTACAGCTATGATAAGTGACCCCAGGGGCGGTCGGAATCTCAAACGCATCAAGGTCCCGGGGAACGGCGTGGGGTCTTGCGTGTGAAAAATGCGAAATCAAAAGGGTAATTAAAGGAGGTGTGATTGCCGTGCCTACAAAATCGAATAATATCGGTGGCCGTGGTGGTGCAAGACCTGGTGCAGGTCGTAAGAAATCAGCGGTATCCGATAAAGCGAAGAACGGAAATCCGGGTGGTCGAAAACTTGAAGTCCTGGATATTCCTGAAGTGGAAGGTGTGGAAATGCCAAAGCCACATGACTTCCTGTCTGCAGAACAGAGAGATGGAAGTGAACTGCAGGCATCAGAGATTTATACGGAAACATGGAACTGGCTAAAGAAGATCGGATGTGCATCGAAGGTTTCTCCACAGCTTTTGGAGAGATATGCAATGTGTTCTGCCAGATGGATTCAGTGTGAGGAGATGACCAATAAGCTAGGATTTTTATCAAAGCATCCTACAACACAGAAACCTATCCCTTCTCCGTTCATTAATATTGGCATCAACTATATGAACCAGGCTGTAAGGCTTTGGAATGAAATATTTCAGATTGTTAAGGAGAACTGCAGTACAGATTATGACGATGCTGCACCACAGAATGATTTGATGGAAAGACTCCTAAGAGCAAGGGAAGGAAGATAGTATGATTGAAAAAGTAAATCCAAGCCATCCTGATAAGGTGGCAGACAGAATAGCAGGTGCCATTGTTGATTTGGCATATGCAAAAGAAGATAATCCGAAGATTGCTGTTGAAGTCCTTATCGGACATGGGCAGGCTCATGTGATTATCGAAACATCAGCAGAAATTGATAAGTTTGACATCGCTGCAGCAATTTATCGTATTGCCGGAGATGTCAGAGCAGATATTCAGATTGTTCCCCAGGATACACACCTTGCAAAGAATCAAGAAGAAGGTATCCATTGTGGTGATAATGGAATCTTCAAGGGAATGCCACTCACTGATGAGCAGAAGGCATTATCCCAGATTGCAAGAGGCATCTATAAGGTGTATCCGTATGACGGAAAGTACATTCTTGATCAGGCAAGACTCATCATCTGTCAGAGCAATGCGAAAAAAGTACACTTAAAGGAAATCTATCGTGAAGCAGAAATCAATCCCCTGGGTGACTGGACTGGTGGCACGGATGTAGATACTGGGGCAACCAACCGTAAGCTTGGGTCTGATATGGCTGATTCGGTGACAGGTGGTGGACTTCATGGCAAGGACTTATCCAAAGCAGATGTATCTGTAAATATTCACGCATTCCTGAAAGCACAGAGAACTGGTAAGCCAGTAGAACTTGTATGTGCAATCGGTGATGGCGAAGTTGATGGTATTCCATATAAGGATATCGTTGAAGAAGCAAGAGAGTTTATTCGCTCCATTGGTGGCTTTGAGAAGTTTGCCGAATGGGGACTTTATTAAGGAGGCATTATGGGAAAGACAACTACAGAAATGCAGCTTGTAGCTGTATCAAAACTTATTCCTTATGTGAATAATGCGAGAACCCATTCTGCCGAGCAGGTAATGAAACTTCGTTCTTCTCTTCGTGAGTTTGGTTTTATCAATCCTGTAATCATTGACCGAGAGTTTAATGTAATTGCAGGTCATGGAAGAATCCTTGCTGCGAAGGAAGAAGGAATCCTTGAAGTACCTTGTGTGTTTGTGGACTATCTTACAGAGGCACAGAAGAAAGCATATATCCTGGCAGACAACCGAATGGCTATGGATGCAGGATGGGACGAAGAGTTACTTCGTATTGAGATTGAATCCTTGCAGGGTGAGGACTTCGATATCGGACTCACAGGCTTTGATGAAAGTGAGATTGCAGACCTTTTCGGTTCTGATGATACTTCCGGGGTCAAGGACGATGACTATGATCTGTCAGCTGCACTCGAAAAGGCAGCCTTCGTAAAACGAGGTGATGTCTGGACAGTGGGCAGACACAGATTGATGTGTGGTGATGCTACTTCAAAAGAAGATGTGGTAGCACTTATGGATGGTAAAAAAGCAAATCTTATCATCACGGACCCGCCATACAATGTGGCATTTGAAAGTTCTGATGGCTTGTCCATCAAGAATGATAAGATGGCAAATGATAAATTCTATGAATTTCTTCTTTCTGCATTTAAGAACATGGCCGAGCATCTTGAAAAGGGTGGCTCGGCTTATGTATTTCATGCAGATACAGAAGGCTTGAATTTCAGAAAGGCTTTTATTGATGCAGGTTTTCATTTATCCGGCTGTTGTATCTGGGTAAAGAACTCGCTTGTGCTTGGAAGAAGTGATTATCAGTGGCAGCACGAACCCGTGCTTTATGGTTTCCTTCAGAACGGTAAGCATTACTGGAGCAAGAATGCTGGCAGAAGTCAGACTACAATCTGGAACTTCGATAAGCCTAAGAAGAACAAGAACCATCCAACATCAAAACCACTTGACCTTCTTGCATATCCTATCGGCAATTCAAGTCAGGAGAACGCAATAGTCATTGATACTTTCGGTGGCAGTGGTTCAACACTTATGACCTGTGAGCAGACCAATCGTATCTGCCACACGATGGAACTTGATGAGAAGTACGCATCTGTTATTCTTCGCAGATATGTTGAGGATACTAACGATGCAGATGGTGTATTTGTAATCAGAGATGGTGAGAAGATCCCATACTCTGCACTGGTAAAAGAAGTGGAGGGCATGGATGGAGAAACAGAATAATTTGACCCTTGGGAGTCTTTTTGATGGCTCTGCAGGGTTTCCTTTAGGAGGCTTGCTTTCTGGTGTTACCCCTTTGTGGGCATCAGAAATCGAGCCTTTTCCTATTCGTGTAACAACGAAAAGACTGCCACAGATGAAACACTACGGAGATATTTCAAAGATGAATGGTGGAGAGATTCCACCCGTTGACATCATAACCTTCGGGAGTCCATGCCAGGATATGTCCGTAGCCGGAAAGAGAAATGGACTTGGTGGTTCTCGTTCCAGTCTGTTCTATGAGGCAGTGCGAATCATTAAAGAAATGAGGTGTAAGACAAATGGCAGATATCCAAGATTTATCGTCTGGGAAAATGTCCCCGGAGCCTTCTCAAGCAACAAAGGAGAAGACTTCAGAGCAGTGCTTGAAGAAGTCTGCAAAATCAAAGATGAATGTGTGTCAGTGCCTAAACCTTCAAAATGGCAGAGTGCAGGAAAAATCCTGGGAGATGGTTACTCAGTCGCATGGAGACAGCTTGATGCTCAGTTTTGGGGAGTACCCCAGAGAAGAAAACGTATCTACCTTGTCGCAGATTTTGCAGGTTGGTGTGCCGGAAAAATACTATTTGAGTCAGAAGGCTTGTCTGGGTATTCTCCGCAGAGCTTCCGTGCGTGGCAAGAAACTGCCAACTGTACTTCAGAAGGCATTGGAGAAGCAGGCAGCAACAGCTTAATGTTTGAAAACCATGGACAGGACTCAAGATATACGGGTCCGCTCGATGTGGCACAGACAGTTCTTTCTACTTTCGGAACTGGTGGCAATAACCAGCCGTTTGTAGTTCAGACTCCTAAGACTCTTAAAATCAGAAGTGGCTGTGAAGGTGGTGGCAAGGGTGCTTTGATTCAGGATAACAAGTCAGCTACTCTTGGCTGCAACAATGATCAGACTCTGTTCGCGCCAAAGGTGTATGGAATCTGTGCAAAGGACAGTAATTCGATGAAATCATCAAATCCTAACAGTGGTTTTTATGAGGCAGAAACAAGCAGATGTCTTGATGGTAATGGTGGCAATCCATCATGCAATCAGGGTGGCATGGCTGTAATCGAAGGCAATGGAACAAGACCTTCTCATAAGGGTGATGGTTATAAGGAATCGGATGTGATGTACACATTGAATGCTACCGAACAGCATGGTGTTGCCTACGGCATTGGAAGACCTGCGATGAACCAGGGTTACAACGCACAGTTTTCTTTTCAGGTTGAAGAGGAAGTCGAACCGACCCTAGTCGCGGCAGGAGCAAGTGGTGTAGCACATCCTGTCTATAGTTCTTCCAAGGCATCATTCTTTACAACTGCTGAAGAGGAACTTGCAAACACACTTGTGGCTACTGATTATAAGGATCCACCAATCGTAAATGACAATCCAAGCTATGGATTCTTTCCACAGATGAAAGCGGAGAACATTACCTTTACAGAAGAAAAGAGTGGATGCCTTGTGAATGGAACAAATCCCAGATTTCAGAATGGTGTCCTTGAACCTTTATATATCGTAAGAAGGCTTACCCCTACCGAATGTGCAAGACTGCAGGGATTTCCTGACTGGTGGTGCGATGACCTTGGAACAGAAAATCCTACTGATGAGGATATCGCATATTGGAGAGATATCTTTGAAAACCATGCTAAGGCACTCGGAAAGACAGTAAAGGCAAAGACAGACAATCAGATAAGGAAATGGCTCATAGATCCACATTCCGATTCTGCTGAATATAAGATGTGGGGCAACGGAGTGGCACTTCCAAATGTGGTATTCGTGCTTTCAGGCATTGTGTATTACTCACAGTTTCCGACCGAATAATCGGCAGATATTCTTTACACAAACAACTTGATATATGTGCCTTTTAGAGTGATATATGGTACTACCAAAAAACAAAGGAGGTACATGATATGGTACTGCATTTTAATGTAAAGGGCGAAAGCCGAAAAGCAATGGTCAAAGCAATTGAAAAGGAACTTGGTGTAAAAGCCAGATACCTTGGAGTTCCAAGCTGCTCATACGGGATTGGAAGTTACACAGTGGGAAAGAACGGAGAACTTGAATTTGCAGATGACCTTGGAATGGATGAAACATCAAAGGTTGTGGATGCCTGCGTAATGGCCACAGGTGTTTCCCCGGAAGAATGGGAAAACAATACGGAAGAACCTGAAACCGAGCCACAGGGCGAAACAGTGGGGCTTACGGTGGCAATTCCAATCGACAAGGTTAAGGTGGGAAACCTTACGGCTCTTATCGATTCCAAAGCCGGACTTATAAAGAAGGCACTTGGCATTGATGATCTTGGCATCAGCATTGAAGAAGATAAGGTTTCCTTCCCTTGGTTTACAGAAGGGATTGATGCTGACACCTTACAGACTTACACACGATTTATTGCTGCACTTTGCGAGATGAGTGTAAAGCAGAAAAGAATCCAGGCAAAGAAAAAGGAAGTAGACAATGAGAAATACGCATTCAGATGTTTCCTTTTAAGACTCGGGTTCATCGGAGCAGAGTTCAAGGCAGACAGAAAAGTTCTTCTTAAGAATTTTGAAGGCTCTGCAGCATTCAAAAATGGAGCAAAGGGAGGCGAAGAATAATGAATTTTCCAAGCAGAGATATTGTTGAAAGAGTGAAAAAGGAATATCCGGCAGGAACAAGAGTTGAACTTGTATGTATGGATGATTTCCAGGCACCACCTGTTGGAACAAAGGGTACGGTAAGAGGTGTTGATGATACTGCATCGATTATCGTCAGCTGGGATAACGGCAACAGTCTGAATGTGGTCTATGGCGAAGATAAATGCCGTAAGATCAGCGAAGAATAGTGGCATAAAATACACAGTTTTTTGGCTGAAAGATTGTGTAGTATATGGCTCTAATTAACTTGATATAGTGTGCTTTTAGAGTGATATATAGTACTACCAAAAGGGAAAACACACCAAACGGAGGTACATAAAATGAACGAAAAAATAGCACACCAGATTGAAGAAATGAAAAAGCAGACCATTGGAGTTGAGGTTGAGATGAACAACATCACAAGAGAGCGAGCAGCAAAGCTTGCAGCCGACTTCTTTGGAACAGGAAGATACGAAAACACAGCAAGCCGAAACGGTTACATGACCTGGTTGGCATGGGATGAACAAGGCAGAGAATGGAAATTCCAAAAGGATGTCAGCATTGCCGGAGACGATGCCCACAAATGCGAAATGGTTACACCGATCCTTAAATACGAAGATATGGAAACCTTGCAGGAACTGATCAGAAAGCTTAGAAAGGCAGGAGCCAAGAGTGATGCAACAAGGGGATGCGGAGTACACATTCACATCGGAGCAAAGGGACAATCGAGTTCAGGCTTTTCCAATTTGATGCACCTGCTGATGGAAAGCAGAACGGACTTCATGCCGGACAACTTAAAAGCTACATTCAGCTTTGCCTGGCACTTAGCCAACTTGCAAAGGAAATGAGAACAGCAAGTCCAAAACCACAGCAAAATGAAAATCCAAAATACGCAATGAGAACATGGCTCTTAAGACTTGGGTTCATCGGGGATGAATTCAAGACAGCAAGAGACCTGCTTACAAGAAGACTTGCAGGAGATACAGCATTCAGGACTGCAAGGAGATAGCCTTGTAACACCTTAATAAAAACAGTCGACCACTTCGGTGGTCTTAAGGTGGTAGAAGGGTATCCCCTTCAGAAAGGATGGAAACCATATGAGAAAACGATACTACATTGCCTATGGCAGTAACCTCAACATTCCACAAATGCGAATGCGATGTCCTGGAGCAAGGATAATAGGAACATCAGTCATTGAAGATTATCAGCTTTTGTTCAAAGGAAGCAAGACAGGTTCTTACCTGACCATTGAACAAAAAGAAAGTGCGACAGTTCCCGTTGCAGTGTGGGAAGTAACCGAACAGGATGAAGTGTCCCTTGATCGATACGAAGGGTATCCAAATTTCTATTATAAAACGGAAATGTCCTTGGATATCAAAGGCATCAGAACAGGAAAGATTCGCAGAAGACAAGCCTTTGTCTACATCATGCATGAAGAACGAGAGCTTGGTATACCGAGCTGGTTCTATGTAAATACCTGCCTTGATGGATACCGAGCTTTCAAATTTGATGAACAGTTTCTTTTTAACGCAATCGAGATAAGCAGGAGGGATATACATGAAGACTAGAGAAATGCGAACAGCAATCTGCCCTAAGTGTGGCAAAGAATATCAAGGAAGTCCGGCTCTTTCAAGAGTGGATAACAAAACTTACATCTGCCCCGATTGTGGAACAAGAGAGGCACTTGAAAGTATAGGTGTGGATGAAAAGGAACAGGAAGAAATTCTTGCAACCATTCATAACCATACAAGATAACAGATAAAAGAATAATCACTTTTTCAGGACTCTTCGGGGTCCTTTTTTCGTGGAGGTAAGACGTGTGAGAAAACTTAAGAAATATAAACCCACGAAGCTTATGGCGAAGTCTTCTCATTACGATGAGCAGATGGCAGATTATGCCGTCAGTTTTATTGAAGAACTATGTCATACCAAAGGAACGTGGGCAGGAAAGAAATTTGAACTTATTGACTGGCAGGAACAGATCATCAGAGATTTGTTTGGAGTTTTGAAACCTAACGGCTACCGTCAGTTCAATACAGCCTATATTGAAATACCGAAGAAACAGGGCAAATCAGAGCTTGCAGCTGCCGTAGCACTTCTTCTTTTATGTGGTGATGGAGAAGAAAGAGCAGAAGTGTACGGATGTGCAGCAGACAGAAATCAAGCAAAAATCGTATTTGATGTTGCTGTAGATATGATTAGATTCTGCCCGGCTCTTATGAAAAGAGTAAAGATACTGGAATCTCAGAAGAAGATCATATACAAACCGACCAACAGTTCCTACCAGGTACTGTCGGCAGATGTGACCAACAAACATGGCTTTAATACGCATGGGGTTATTTTTGATGAGCTGCACACACAGCCAAACAGAAAACTTTATGATGTAATGACCCAGGGTTCAGGTGATGCTCGTATGCAACCGTTATATTTCCTTATTACAACAGCGGGAAATGATACGAACTCCATCTGCTATGAAATACACCAGAAGGCTTTAGATATTGAGGCAGGAAGAAAGGTAGACCCGACATTCTACTCAGTCATCTATGGTGCTGATGAGTCGGAAGACTGGACAGATCCTAAAGTGTGGCAGAAAGCAAATCCATCACTTGGTATTACGGTTGCAATTGAAAAAGTAAAAGCTGCCTGTGATTCAGCAAAACAGAATCCCGGAGAAGAAAACTCCTTCAGACAGCTAAGACTTAATCAGTGGGTAAAACAATCGGTAAGATGGATGCCGATGGAAAAATGGGATGCCTGCAATTTCACGGTCAATGAAGATAACCTGGAAGGACGAGTCTGTTACGGTGGCTTGGACTTATCAAGCACAACGGATATCACAGCTTTTGTACTTGTGTTCCCACCACTTGATGAGGATGACAAGTATGTTGTACTTCCGTATTTCTGGGTGCCGGAAGATACCCTTGACCTTCGAGTAAGAAGGGATCATGTTCCCTATGACTTATGGGAACGAAAAGGATATCTGCAGACAACTGAAGGAAATGTAGTTCACTACGGATACATTGAAAACTTTATCGAAAGTCTCGGTGAGAGATTTAATATCCGTGAAATAGCATTTGACCGTTGGGGAGCAGTTCAGATGGTTCAGAACCTTGAAGGAATGGGATTTACAGTTGTTCCATTCGGACAGGGTTTCAAGGATATGAGTCCACCTACAAAAGAACTGATGAAACTTGTACTTGAGCAGAAAATTGCTCATGGTGGTCATCCGGTTCTCAGATGGAATATGGATAATATCTTTATTCGTACTGACCCTGCAGGAAACATCAAGGCAGACAAAGAAAAATCAACAGAAAAGATTGACGGTGCCATTGCAACAATCATGGCACTTGATAGAGCAATCAGATGTGGTAATGAAGTGACAGAATCGGTCTACGATACAAGAGGACTACTGGTCTTCTAAATGCAGAAAGGAATGGTGAGGTATGGGTATTCTAAAAGATCTATTCAGGACAAGAGATGCTCCCCGCAACAGAACAAGCGGTAGTGCCTATTCATTTTTCATGGGCAGTTCTACAGCAGGAAAAAATGTAAATGAGAGAAGTGCTATGCAGATGACGGCGGTCTATGCCTGTGTGCGTATCCTTTCGGAGGCAATCGCAGGTTTGCCACTTCATGTTTATCACTATAACTCAGATGGTGGAAAAGAAAAAGCACTAAATCATAATCTTTATCGTTTACTGCATGATGAACCTAACCCGGAGATGACTTCCTTCGTATTCAGGGAAACTCTTATGACACATCTGCTTTTGTGGGGCAATGCCTACGCACAGATTATACGAAACGGAAAGGGTGAGATTATTGCTCTTTATCCTTTGATGCCGAATCGTATGAGAGTGGATCGTGATGACAAGGGTCATCTGTATTACGAATACCAGGTAAGTTCTGATGACGCTCTTACAAATAAAGGTTCCACCGTAAGTCTTACACCTGATGAAGTCATGCACGTTCCAGGTCTTGGCTTTGATGGTCTTGTTGGTTACTCGCCAATAGCAATGGCCAAAAATGCTATCGGTCTTGCAATTGCAGCTGAAGAATACGGAAGTAAGTTCTATGCCAATGGAGCTGCTCCAAGTGGTGTGCTTGAACATCCGGGAACACTGAAAGACCCATCAAAAGTTAGGGACAGCTGGTCACAGACTTTTGGTGGCAGTGCGAATTCGCATAAGGTTGCCGTTCTGGAAGAAGGAATGAAATATACACCGATTTCCATCTCTCCAAACGAAGCACAATTTTTAGAAACAAGAAAATTTCAGATAGATGAGATTGCTCGAATTTTCAGAGTCCCACCTCATATGGTCGGAGATCTTGAAAAGTCGAGCTTTTCTAATATTGAGCAGCAATCACTTGAGTTCGTGAAATACACCCTTGACCCTTGGGTATCAAGGTGGGAGCAGAACATGGCTCGTTCTCTGTTATCTGCAGAGGAAAAACGTAAATTTTTTATCAAGTTTAATGTGGACGGACTTCTTCGTGGTGACTATCAGAGTCGTATGAACGGCTATGCCACTGCGAGACAGAATGGCTGGTTGTCTGCCAATGACATAAGGGAGCTTGAAAATCTCGACAGGATTCCTGCTGAGATGGGTGGTGACCTTTACCTTATCAACGGCAATATGACCAAGCTTGAAGATGCAGGTATATTTGCACCGAGTCCAGATACATCAGACGGAGAGGAGAAGACAGATGAAGAACAAGAAGTTCTGGAACTGGAAGAGCCGAAAGACTTTAAACCAGGCAAACGAAGAAGTCGCAGAACGAATCCTTGAGTTACATGGCACGATTGCCGAGGAGTCATGGTTTGACGATGATGTCACACCACAGCTTTTCAAGGATGAGTTAAATGCCGGAAGTGGAGATATTACCGTATGGATTAATTCTCCGGGTGGTGACTGTGTGGCTGCGGCTCAGATCTACAATATGCTCACACAGTACAAAGGAAATGTCACAGTAAAGATTGATGGTATTGCAGCCTCAGCTGCATCGGTCATTGCGATGGCAGGAAATACAGTTCTTATGTCTCCTGTATCCATGATGATGATCCACAACCCTGCAACCTTTGCATTCGGTGACCACGCAGAAATGCAGAAAGCAATCGATATGCTTGCTGAAGTAAAGGAATCCATCATTAATGCCTATGTGATTAAGACTGGTCTTACAAGAGCAAAGCTTAGTCACTTGATGGACGCAGAAACCTGGATGGATGCAAATAAGGCCATTGAACTTGGCTTTGCTGATGACATTATCACAAGAGCAGAAACAAAACCGAATACAGAAGTTCCCGATGAAGAGGACGAAGAAGATGAAAGCACCGAAGAGAAGGAAAAGAAACCTTCCGATTCGATGCTTTTTTCACGCAAGGCTGTAAACAACGCTCTTATCAACAAGCTGGAAAAACATTATGTCCAGCCTGAAAAGACAGTAACCAAGCAGGCAGAAATCACTGCACCTGCAAGTAACGGCACTCCTGCAAAAGAGATTAAGGAGCGTCTTGATTTTATTAAGAAATTCATTTAAGGAGGAATTCTATTATGACTATTAAGGATTTAATCGAAAAGAGAGCAAAGGTATGGGAAACTGCAAAGAACTTTGTTGAAACCCATGAAGACAAGAATGGTGTGCTTTCCGAAGAGGATACAGCAACCTACAACAAGATGGAAAAGGAAATCGAAGATTTGACTGCTGCCATCGACAGACAGCAGAGAGCAGAACGCAGAGAGGCAGAACTTTCTAAGCCTGTTAATTCTCCAATCACTGGTAAGCCTTTTATGGGTGACGCAGATAAGGTAAAGACTGGACGTGCTTCTGATGCATACAAGGATGCGATGCTTTCTGCAATGCGTTCTAATTTCCGTAACGTAAGCAATGTATTACAGGAAGGTGTAGATGCCGATGGTGGTTATCTTGTGCCGGAAGAGTATGACAGAAGACTTATCGATGTGCTTGATGGTGAGAACATCATGCGTAGTCTTGCTACAAAGATTACTACAGCAGGTCAGCACAAGATTAACATCGCAGCTACTAAGCCTGCAGCTGCATGGATTGAAGAAGGTGGAGCATTATCTTTCGGTGATGCAACATTCGATCAGATCTATCTTGATGCCTACAAGCTTCATGTAGCAATCAAGGTAACGGAAGAGTTGCTTTATGACAATGCCTTCGGTCTTGAAAACTACATCATCACACAGTTCGGTAAGGCACTTGCTAATGCCGAAGAGGATGCATTCCTTAACGGTAACGGTACTGGAAAGCCTACAGGTATCTTCGCAGCAAATGGTGGTGGTCAGATTGCAGCAACTCTTACTGCAGCTATCAAGTCTGATGACCTTATCGATTTGGTATATGGTCTTAAGAGACCTTATCGTAAGAACGCATCTTTCATCATGAATGATGCCACTCTTGCTTCTATCAGAAAGCTTAAGGACAACAACGGTGCCTACATCTGGCAGCCTTCTTACAAGGAAGGGGAACCTGACAGAGTGCTTGGTTATGCTGTTCACACGTCTGCTTTTGCTCCTACAAATGCGATTGCATTCGGTGATTACAGCTACTACAACATCGGTGACCGTGGTTCTCGTTCTTTTGCAGAACTTCGTGAACTTTTCGCTGGTAACGGTATGGTCGGTTATGTAGCAAAGGAAAGAGTCGATGGAAAGCTTATCCTTCCTGAAGCAGTAAAGATCTTAAAGCTTAAGGAAGAAACTGCAACAGCTAAGGGTTAATCAGTAAAAGGTGACACCTTATGACATCTATTTACTATCCTTTTCTATAGGGATAAAAAAATAGAACCTATATAAAGATATAGGAAATGTCAGTCATAAGGTGTCACTGATTTTAGGTGGTGATAGATATGATTGTAAATCTTGATGAGATGAAGGGGTACCTTCGTGTCGATTTTGATGACGATGACAGATTGATAGAAAACTTTATTACTACCGGGCAGAATCTCTGTGCAGACATAGCACGATTATCTGTTGATGAACTGAGTGTGATTCCTTCTTCAAAGATCGCAGTCATGTATGCTGTTGCGTATCTGTACGAGCATCGAGAAGAGGCTGACCATCATCAGCTTACGATTTCCCTTCGCTCATTACTCGAAGGTGTGAGAAGGAGTGTGTTCTGATGGATATAGCATTACTGAATGTAAGGATTACTGTCCAGAAGAATGAAACCGTGGTTGATGCAATTGGTAATCACAAAAACACCTGGACGGACTATCACACCTGCTTTGCAACTGTTAGTGGCGAAGGTGGATCAGAAAAGAGTGTGGCAGGACTGGTTGTGGATGATTCAGATATTTCATTTACAGTCAGATACTGCAAGGCTCTGTCTGATATCGATGTTACAAAACACAGAGTGTTATTTGAAGGTTCTCTTTATAACATCGTTTCAGTTGACCACATGAACTACAAGAAAAAGTGCCTTAAGCTGAAGTGCGAGAAAGTGAAGAGATAACGATGGCAAATGTTAAGATTGACAATCTCGCAGATGAAATCATGCAGGGACTAAAGGAATACGCAGATTTGGCCACTGATGATTTGAAAAAGTCAGTAAGGAAAGCCGGAACTGAAGTAAGAAAAGAAATCGCTGCATCTGCACCAAAGGACACGGGTGCCTATGGCAAAAGCTGGACTGTGAAGAAAACGAAAGAAACTTCTAACTCTCTTGAAGTTACGGTGCATTCGAAGAACAGATATCAGCTGGCACATCTTCTTGAACATGGTCATGCCAAACGAGGTGGTGGCAGAGTTGCTGCAAGACCACATATCGCACAGGCAGAAGAAAAAGCAATTGAAACATTGGAAACAGAGATTGCCAGAGCACTTGGAGGTATGTAATGGAAGAACTGTTAAACATGATAAAGGAGATGGATATTCCTTTTGCATATGACCATTTTGCAGAGGGCGAAAGACCTGATCCACCGTTTATCTGTTATCTCTTGCCTGGCAGTGATAATTTTGCTGCTGATGGAAGAGTGTATCTAAAGGTAAACGAAGTCCATATAGAACTGTATACCGATTTGAAGGACTTGTCGGTAGAGCAGAAAGTTGAATCCGTGCTTGATAAACACGGCATTTTTTATGACCGTTTGGAAACATGGGTCGAAAGCGAAAAGATGTATGAAGTCCTATATTCATTTGAAATGGAGGCATAAAAGCTATGGGTAATAAAGTAAAATACAACCTTAAAAATGTTCATGCTGCAAAGCTTACAAAAACAGAAGATGGTGGTTACACCTATGAATCTCCAAAGGCAATCCCTGGTGCTGTAAGTATCAGTTTGGATGCTGAAGGTGATTCCAGTCCGTTCTATGCAGACGGTATCGTGTATTTCCGTTCTACAGCAAACAACGGTTACAGCGGTGACCTTGAGATTGCTCTTATTCCTGAATGGTTCAGAACAGATATCTTGAAAGAGGCACTTGATAAGAACGGTGTTCTTGTTGAGAGTTCTACTGTTACGGAGATGGAGAAGTTTGCACTTTTATTTGAGTTTGATGGTGATGTGAGATGTATTCGTCACGTCCTTTATAACTGCAGTGCATCTCGTCCTTCTATCGAGTCTGAAACAAAGGAAGATGCAATCGAGCCTGGAACTGAAAAGTTATCTCTTACAGCTGATCCTAGAGAAGATGGTCTTGTAAAGAGTAGAACCGGGGATGCAACTGATGAGACAACATACAACAACTGGTATAAGCAGGTGTACATTCCTGTTGCCAAGGAAACTGTAGGTTAAGGAGGAGTAGCATATGCTTAAGAAGGTTATTTCGGTTGGTGGAAAAGAAGTGGCATTTCGTTCTTCTGCAACAGTGCCACGTCTTTATCGTGCCAAATTCAAGAGAGATATTTTCAAGGATTTAGCAAAACTTGAAAGTTCTTATAAAGGCAGCAAGGAAGATGGTGAGGAGTTCGCAATCGATGATCTTGAAATCTTCGAGAACGTAGCTTACATCATGGCCTACCATGCAGACCATACGATTCCGGCAAATATTGATGACTGGCTTGACCAGTTCGAGATGTTTTCTATTTACGAGGTTCTGCCTGAAATCCTTGCACTTTGGGGTACAAACCTTATTACTGATATTGAGTCTAAAAAAAACTTAAACGCAGTAGCAGGGAGATGACAACCCCGCTGTTCCTTCTTCGTTGCCTTGAGATAGGAATTTCCATCAAAGACCTTGATTACCTTACCATTGGTATGGTGATGGATATCTGGACTGAGAAAGGAAACGACTCCTACAAGTATGACAATGTTGCAACCCAGGAGGACTTCGACAAATTCTAATAATATTGCAATGGGACTTTTGCTTATGGCAGGAGTCCTTTTTGCGTTAAAGGAGGTATCTGCCAATGGCAAATAGAATCAAAGGTATAACCGTTGAGATTGGCGGAGATACCACTAAACTACAAACAGCATTAAAAGGGGTCAACGGACAGATTAAGAGTACACAGTCTGCTCTTAAGGATGTTGAGAAACTTCTGAAACTTGACCCTACAAATACAACTCTTTTAGCACAGAAACAGAAGCTTCTGACTCAGGCTATCGGAGAAACAAAAGAAAAACTTGCTACATTAAAGACAGCAGCACAGCAGGCAAATGAGCAGTTGCATAAGGGCGAAATCACCCAGTCACAGTATGATGCTTTTCAAAGAGAGATTGCGGAAACTGAGGCAGAGTTAAAGAAACTCGAATCGCAGGCATCCAAGACAAATCAGACTCTTACAAAGATTGGTGATGTTGGTTCAAAACTTGAATCGGCTGGAAACAAGATAACGGATGTCGGCAAGAAGGTAACTAATGCTAGAATAAAAATAACCCACATCAAACAGACCAATGAAGACCTGCGCTCTCCTTTCGCTACGCTCATTCCGAGCGCAGGTCTTCGCAGCTTGACAGGCATGGTATCA